GTATGCACCTGTTTGAGCCTGGCTATATGACATTCCAATTATTTTTAGTTGTATTTTCTCCATACTTTGGTTGTTCTATAATCAGCAAATCGAATTATTCACAAACATAAATTAAAATGTTCTTTCGCACACATTTTTTAAAAACTTCCCCTTAGGCTTAAAATTACCCAATCATTTTCACTTACTTTCATTAACTCAATGTTATCACCTTTACTTGTTAAGCTCGGATAAATGCTTGATGTGTCCTTACCGTTAATTGTGGCGCCATCATCTGTCTTAACATATGTATTATACGAATCATAATGCGCTATCCTCACCACCTCATTATTTTCTAAACTATATATGTCTGGAAGATAAACTGTCTCATGAGATGATTGCGTGGGCTTATTGATAAAGGTTCTAAACTGATTACTTAACTTCCCGCCTTGCACTATTACGCAATTATATGCAATCTTAGGTAAATAAGATACCCCAAGACTGTATATACTAAAGGCGTGACCGAAGTCAGCTGCGTTACTTGCCTCGAAGTATGCAGCGATATTGGTCCCACCAACACGCGCGTCTGTTTTAGCAAAATATGCAACTCCTTCTGCTCCAGTAGCCGCCGGAAATACGGAACTACCAATGCGAGCATCTCGTGTAGAATCATTATTTCTAATTAACACATACGCTTTATCAGTGATGTTGGTTATCCCGTATGTTTGGATATCAAACCCTGCTATATTACCAGCCGTGGCTGTAATGGTTCCACTAAGGGTCACATTACTACCCACGGCGTTATCGAAGTTAATAAGGTCGGCGGTGAGGCTATTAGCTTCGATAAAGTTTGTGTTGAGATAACCTCCAAATATTAAGGTTTCCAACTGGTTGTCTGGACTGATAAACATAATATTGCCAGATATTATACCATTTGTTAAATCAAAGTAGGTTAAGCCATCTGTTGATTTTATGATGCCAGTTGTAATTTGATTTCCGGCTATTTCAGTGAATCCAAAAAGCGTTTGAAGTGTGCGCCTGTCTTGGTTAATGCTACTCAATACCCCTATGAGAAAGTAATAATGCATTGTGTCTGAATCGTATTCAATAAAGTTTTCGTTTATATACCATTCGCCGCTGGTAGTAGTTCTGCTACACTTCGCATACAGATAACGTGCCCCTTGCGATGACATTTGGGTGAAAATCTTTTCAGGAATACTCCAGCTACCGGGGTTTTCATCATTAGGGACTGTCTTGTGAATTAAATCACCTGCCGTAGCTTTAAGTTTATCTACATTTCCCTCATAATTGGCTGTAAAAATAACTCCGTTAAGCGTAAACTGCCCACTTTCATAGCCAATTAGCAGCAGCTTGGCTTGTAAGCTGTCAATCATTGTGCTCAACTCCTGCGCATCCCTCCAATTACGGCGGCTATAGCTCACATCATCGAGATTGTTAACAGATATTACCTCTTCCATCTCCTCTACTTCATTCTGAATAGTAGTGATAGGATTGTTGTAAATCGTGTCAGATATCTTAACAAAATCATACTTATTCGGCTTATTGATGAACTGTTTAAACCCCGTAACACGGATATTTAAACCGTTTTTCAACGTGCCTATAAAAGGATGTTTCAACGTGACTATTTCGCCTGGAGCAATATGCAGGTCATTCTTAGTGAAGTAAATTTCATCGAGCGTTACATTAAACGAAAGCTTTTCGGTGTAATTTTCATCGAAATAAGCTTGCGCTTTAGCCTCTAATGCGTCCTCAGCAGCAATTATGTAACTGCTCGGCATTGTGATATTGTAAATTTTATACGTATCACCTACAACAGGTGCAAGGCCTGTTTTTGGCAAAGTAGAACCGCCCTGCTCTTGAAATTGTATAAGCTCAAACTTCTGAGTGTTATTATTAAAATTAGCCTCAAAGTCATATCCCACCAATGCGCCAGACTCGAACACTACGTGCATTGCAAGGCCGTCTATTCGCTCATCATTTGGATCAAAGTCTAAACCCGAATCTTCAAAATAATAAATACCGTTGCTGTCTTGGTTAACTGCCGAAATAGTGCCCGTGCGTGATGGGTAGATATCATCAAAAACAATAACTTCCTCAACAATATTATTATCACCGCTTTTGCTTGGATTTGGAGGATCGTAACCACTCACACTGTCGATGTAATCAATTTTCATCTTAAGCCGGGCGGCAGGGTAATCAGGCCCTAAATTCTTTTTGCCACCAAACGCATACAGCCGGGTTAACGCACGGTTGTCATTGTCTTCCTGTTCTATGCTAACCACACCTGTACCGAGGCTTAATTCCTGCAAGGGGCTTTGTTCTACTACACGCATGCGCAAGTTAATTGTGTAATTTTCGATATAAAACTCCGTATTCCACTCGCTTGCAGCGTTGCTCAGAACCTCTAAGCAGTTCTGATTGCTGATGGTAATGGTTTTAGCACCTTCATTCACCACTTGCCCCACAGACCACGTAAAGCCCTGAACTGCATTGAGATTATTAACAACGAGTTGCACCAGCTCGGCGGGTGTGCAGGTATATGGAAAATCGCTTTGAGTTAAATCACGGGCGGTATCGTAAAGAAACACCTTCACTTTCTCAAGCTCCTTATAATTATTGTAGAGCTTGAAATTGTAATGATATACTCCTTTTCGCATAACAGGCACTGGTTTGCGATAAATTGAAAATGTTTCTCCTTGCCATATTACGAAATCGCCACGCTGGAATATCACCTCCAATTTCGTGTAAAAATCTAACACAAGATAATCATCGCCCCCAACAGCCACGGTTCTGTAACTCTCATCCGTAATCTTTGCATCTAACACGATAATGTTAGTACTTGATTCATCGCGATATATGTTCATTAGCCTGTTATTTGGTCTATTTCACTTTGTGTAGGCGGATGGTCTAAGGTTACCTCATTGTATTCATAATGAACCTCATCGGTTTCTTCATCGAGCACCTGCTCAATGTTCCATCTTAAATGCCATTTTCCAAAGCCTATATTTTCAACCTCGGGAGGATAATTGTTTCTCTGCTCTGTCCTGATATTCATGATTTTTAATTTATGTGAATTGATAATATCCGTTGGTTTCAACAATCGTGGTTTTAAACGGCAATACATCTTTTGATATTTGCCTGATTGCTTCTATTAATTGATTCGCTCCTGTAAATATCACGCGCAGCTCATCTTCATATTTGATTTGCAGCTTAAGGCACTGGCTTGAGTTCTGCTCTTTAAATTTGCTTTCATTTAACTCATAATCTTTAACCTCAATCTCTTTGTTAATCACTCTGTTGATTTTGATTTTATCACCTACCATAACAGATGACTCAACCTTTACGCCTAATTCTTTAAATGTCTTCATTCCTGTTAATTTAAAATATAAATTTATACAATTTCCATACATACACCAGCCTTTATAACTGGCAATTACTTCCTTTCTTTTCTTTTGTGATGCATTTTTCAGCTTTCGGGCAAAATTCTTCTTGATGCGCTTCCGTAGCTTGGTATAGTCGTGATAAAACACATAACCCAGAAAATCAATGCCTCGACTTTCAACCGGGAACACTTGGTAGTTATCCTTTAACTTTAGATTCAAGTTGTTATTCAAATACTTCTCTATATCATACCTCAGTGTATGAAGGTATCTTTTATCATCAGATAAAATCACCATATCATCACAATATCTAAAATAATATTTTACTCCTTTTACCTCTTTAAGCCAATGGTCAAAGTAGTTTAGATAAAAGTTAGCAAAATACTGGCTCAAATAGTTACCAATTGGAACACCATCTGCACTATCTACTATCTCATCAAGAAGTTTCAATAACTTATTATCTTTAAATTTACGCCTCAGCAGCTTCTTAAGAATACTATTATCTATACTTGGGAAAAACTTATGGATATCAAGCTTCAGGCAATATTTCGTTGCCTCTTTATCTCGCAGCGCTTGCTTAACCCTTGCCACTCCATCATGAATACCTCTTCCTTTGATGCATACGTAGGTATCACGAATAAATGAATTGACAAAGATTGGCTCTAATACATTCATAATTGCATGATGGCACATTCTATCAGGATAATAAGGCAGGCGATATATGCGGCGGGTTTTACCTGCATCAGTTAACATATCAAATACATTATATTCAGAGGTACTATAGGTAGAATTGACTAATTGTTGATACAACTGATTAATGTTAGCCTCACGGTTTCTATCATGTAATTTTATACCATAGCTGTTTTTCTTACCTTTTCGAGCAATTTCATCAGCCAGACTGATATTATCCAAATCAGCTATTTTATTATATATGTTACCTACTCGTTTCATTTTTTTTGGCTTTGTAACGATGCTCTTCCTTTAAAGGTACCAAGCATCATATTTTATCGCTTTATTTTTTGCCAAGAGGCACGGTCTATGTGTTTTCGTTTCTTAAGCTAAGCTGAGAGCCGATATTCGCATTCGCATTCGAAGGCGCATTATTCGTATTCGCGTACGAAAGCCCCGCATTCGAGCCATTATTCGCATTCCCGCTACGCAGGAGCCCTCATAAACACATACCACCATTTTTTTTTCGCCCGCGCCCCGTGTTAGACTACGAGTTTGACTTGTCCGTAATAGCCAAGCCGAGAGCCGATATACGCATTCGCATACGAAGGCGCATTACTCGTATACGCGCACGAAAGCCCCGCCTTCGAGCCAAAAATCGCAGTCCCGCCACGCAGGAGCCCTCGGACGCCAGTAGTATCATTATTATAAAAATAATCAGTAAAGAACGTACTTGAAGAGGCTCCATTATCTGTTTCCTTTCCTAAGACTTCAAAATTACTACCTCCTACAATACTTTTCAACCATCCTTGGGTCTTGACAAATTCATAATTTCTTTTATGGTTCCCGCCGATTGTGTTTTCGTAAGAATCGTTAGGGTCATAAATAAATGCCTTAAACTTATCTCCCTCAGCAACTGTTTGCTTCCAGATGTTAATATCTTGCAGCCACTCCCACAGGTCACCGAACACACCCTCAATACCAAGGAAGCTATTTTGTTTCACTGTAATATCGCCTGACACATTAAAATCTGTTATTGTATAATCCACCTCTCCATCAGTAAGACCAAGGCTTAATGTGATTCCCGTTTGAACAAGCGGATTGTATCCATTATAATTGCTCCATTCTGAGCTTATAACAGTAGTAACTCCAGCGCCAAGTCCGCCATGATAGAACCCGTTGGCATCCTTTGTAGTAATTACAGCCTTCTGACTCAATAATGTGGCATATTTAGTCACAAAAAGCATGATGAGTGCTTGATGGGCATGATATCCAATGATACCATAATTGCTGCCCTGGTTCTGTGCCGCATTCCAAAAATCTGTTCTGTCCTGGCTGGTTCTGGGCTTGCCCAGATATCCCTTTTGCAGGTTATCATTAGTCGGATCGTTATTACCGCCCCTGAAAATTGTGGAAGTATTAATCACACTCCACAGCGTATCTGCGGGTTTGCCAAATACTGAGGTGTTATTCATAGACGCCTTGAAGCTACCGAGTGTAAATCCCGGGTGCCAGGTGAAACCCTCAACAGGGTATGGGCTTACATACAGGTTCGACTTAGTGGCAGTCACCTGCTCATTAAGGAAATAAAACGGCGGCATATGGGTAACTACATTGCCTGCACTGCCATCGGTGATACTTGGCGTGCCATCCTCATACCTTAAGCCGTTATCCTTCTGAAAGCGCTTGAGGTACCCATTCTGCAAGGTGCCCTGCACAGCCAGCTCATTCACTAAAGCGGCCTTAGCCATTTCATCATTTCCAACGCGCTCAAGGTCTGGGTTGCTTTGCGTTTCGTCGATAACAACACCATAAGCATGCGTGTCTTTATTCAGCCCCCTGTTGGCCGGATTGGGTTCTTTTAGCTTGATGTTAAGCGTTGCTGAAACCCGCTTTTGCTGCCCGATTTCGATATCTTCGAGTTGGGTGTATTGCTGAAAGTCGACCAAATAGCAATTCATCCCGGTGTCTATTTTTGAGAAGTACATGAAAAACATGCCCTTGCGCAGCAACTCCTCAAACTTGCGCTTTTTGCTTAAAAAGTCGTTAGCATTATAGGCCACCAACGCCACCGGGATTGTGATTTCACGGCTTGCTATGAGCGTGTTATTGTCAGGAAAATAGATTTCCTCACCGTCCTGGTTTTCAATCTCAATTTTTAACGGGCTTTTTACATTCACCGGGCGCATCACCTCGTTGAAGGTGCCCCGCAATGGTGTGACACCATACTCTCGATATACATCGTATCCGTCTATTAATAATTCACCTGTCATATCTTTAATTTTTAATTTTTTAGTTTTATTCCGTCATTCTCCATGCGCTTAAGGATGTTCTCAAGCTGCTCAAGTCTTGCCAGCTCATTGGTGTTCTTTTCAATCGCTGCCAGGCTCAACTGGCTTTGCGCCATGCGCTCAATAATGGTCTCAGTGGTTTCCACCAGCCTGCCTGTGTTGATGCGTACGGCAACAAAATGGCCTTCTAACACACTTGCTGTTTCTTCAGTTACCTTTTCGATGCTGCCGCCCGTATCAGCCTCCTGATTTACTCCGAAGTCTAAGCCAGTAGCCTCTTCCATCGCAGTGATATAATCACTGGCACTTGCAATGATGGCGTTATAGTCATTCTGCAAGCTCTCAATATTTTCGGCCAGCGTATCGTCTTCAACGCTGCTGCTGAAAGCTTGGTACCATTCATCAAGTTGTGATTCGAGTATCCTTATCTTAAAGCTTTCGAGTACTGCCTTTTTCATCATATCCTCAAAGTTGTCTGCAAAATCAGCGGCACTGTTGTAGCCGTTAGCGAACCCTTGCGCTATACTGTCAGCGATGCTGTCAGCTGTGGTTCCGGTCATGTTACCCATCATCGATTCAAGCGAAAATCCCGCTTCATCCATAGCGGTTTCAAGGTCGGTCATTCCCTGTTCCCATGATTCAAGAAGCCCGGGGGCGTTATCTAAAAAAGCCTCAAAATCATCGAGTACATTATCATCACCCGTCACCGGATCGAAGCTTTCCTTCATAGCTTCGCCAAGCTGCTCAAACTCCTCGGAGAATATTTGATTAAAAAGCATCTGGCTAACGATGTCGTTAAGGCCTTGCGTAACGCTGTTTTTAAAAGCATCAAAACTGGAGGTTCCAGCCTCCCATGCATCCTTCAAAGCGGTGTGTAAATCACTCGCAATATTGCCAGCCATGCTTTGAATAGCAGCGTCTATCTTTTCGCGGGCTTCATTAATCTGAGATTGGTATTCAACCAAATCTTCAAGCGTGCTCTCGGTTTCATCCTTGAGGTTCTCCATATTCAGAATCGTTTCTGCAAGCTCGCTGTTAAACTCGCCGCTGGCCGTAATTAAATCAGGGTATTCATCAAGAAGGTTTCCAAACACTGCCTCGCTTCCAATTGTGATGCCGAGGAACTTTTTTTTCTTGGTGCCGGTCTGCACCTCCAGCTCGTTGAGGGTATCCTCAAGCATTTGAGTAATGTTATTGCCAGTACCAGTTCCTATGCTGGTAAACCCGCTCATCATATCACCTACCCAATCCTTACCTAATGCGGTGAGAAAATTCACCTGCGCCTTCTCCATCGCTTCATAAGCAGCTTTGATTTGCGCTACATAATCGGTGATGAAAATGCCGCTATCTGCCTGGGTGCGTATCTGTTCATTTATCAAGGCATTGTATTCGCGCTGCATGTCCATAAGGCTATAGAGCCACTCCCGCTCTGCCTGCCGTGCTTTTTTTGCGCCGTTGGCCACGGTGTCGTAAATCTGTGCTATCCCGGCAAGGATATCCTTAACGCCGCTCATATCTCCGGCCACCACACGGGCGATTCCCTGCCCCATGTTCACCAGCCCTTCTGTCAGGTTCATCACCGCATCCACCTGCTCATCGCCAAAAGCGGCAGCAAACACGCTTTCAAAAGCTTTCACCATGCTAATGCTTTCATCCATTGCCCGGCTAAACTTATCCACGGTTCGCGTTATCTCCTCGCTATCGCCTGAACTAATCGCCTTTATCATTTCATCGAAACTATCAGACAAGGCCTTAAATGGATTCTTTTGGATGCTGAGCTCCTCCAAGTCCTTGTACTTATCTTGCAACTTGCTGAACTCATCCACGGTCATGCGCACCTGTCGCGTCACTACTTCGCCCTGGTCGTTTATGCTTTCCACATCCACAAGCATAAAAGTTCTGTCTCCCTGCGTTTCGGTTTCGGCACTGTCAATCACACGGCGGGTTTGTTCCATCAGGCGTTGGATGGCATCTGCACTCAGCTTTTCGAAATCACTGAAAATGGTTTTCAGGTAGGTATCATTCTGGTTTTTCAGCTCCATCACAGCGGCAGAATACTCTGCATTGAGGTTTTCGAGGGCGGCCTTGGCCTCTTCGGTTCCTGCCTGTTCCAGCACCTTGCGCTTTTCCTGGTAGTCCTTGGTCAGGCTCATCATCTTAGTGGTGTAATTGCCGTAGGTGTTCAGCAAGCCTTTAAGCTTTTCGTTGTACTTTTCATCCGTGGCAGCCAGCTCCACTTCCACAACCACTTTTTGCTTATATCCCTGTTCATTGGTATCATCAATAGCCTTCAGCTTTTCACTGAGGTAATCTTTAAAGGCGAGGATATCATCCTGGTAAAGCTTTTTCTTTGCTTCAATTTCGGTTTTCAGCGCCTCCACGGCATCACCGGTGCCGAGCAGGTCTTGACGCTCGGAGGTGAACACCACGAGCTGCGTATTCTCCTGGTTGGTACGTGTGGTTTTACTTTCAAGCTCGTTAATCTTGTTATTGATGTATTTCAGGTAAGAATCACCTTGCTTCGTAAGCTCCTGAAACATCTCATTAGCCGTCTTTTTATCCGTTGCCGCCACAAACTTGTAATAATTGGCATACGCATCCTTTTTCGCCTTCAGCTCGGCTTTTATCTGCCCCTGCAAGTCCTTTTCTCTTCCAATTCGTCCGAGGATGGCGTTCTGTTGGTCAAGCAGCGTCCGGATCATCTCGCTTTTAGCCTTCTGCTTTTGCAGGATGGAAACTTCAAGGTCGTTAAGCTGCTTCTGCTGCTCAACGGTTAACTCTCCTACATCATTAGCATCATTTTCAAGCAGCATTTGTATACGGGTTAGGCGCAAGCGTTCCTGTATATCATCAATCTCCATCTGTGCAGTGCGTTCGCGTAAGCGTATGGCTTCCTTAATCAGGCGCAGCCGTTCCCTCTCTGGTCGGCTGTTGTCTTTTGCTTTCGCCCTCAGGTCTGATATCTTCACGTCGAGCTCGGCGATTTCCTTACGGGTTTTCAGGTCTCTCAGGTCAAGGTCATAAAGGTGTGCTGCGAGCTCGGACTGTTGGCTGGCTGCTTTTTCGGCCTTCTTGCCAAACTCCACAATTTTGTTGCCGGCATCCTCTATGCCAAGGCTAAACTGAAGGGTTGCATTTCCAAGCTCTCTGAATCCTTCTTTCCAATCCTTTGTAAATATCTTCCCCACAGCACGGCCAATTTTACCAAATGCCTCGATGCGTTTGACAACCTGGTTCTTGAGGAACTCAACCAAATCATTCAACGCTTCTTTTGGATTGGTAAAGGCTTTATACAGCCATTCACCCACCTTGCTAACCACATTAAGCAGGCTGTCGAGGATTTGCCTGAAATAGGCAGAACCTTTA